GTCCCACACTCTGTACGTTTTCAATCTCTTGAGGTCTAGTAATTTAAGCTTCGTGATGAGGTCTAGCCTATCCTTTCTTTGGTATTTCTTAAGGTGTGCGTCGGCTTTATTCGTCACCATGACATCCTCTACGTTCTCTTCACAAAAAAGTCTTAAGTCTTCCCGATCCACAACGCTAAAACCACCCTCTTCTGGCATATCGAAGGCTATGATTTTTGATCCCCCGTACATCCATCCAGGGTTCCCCCTTACGTTTTTAAACTCACACCAAATCTCATCGGGCAGGTTGTTTCCTTTCACGTCAACCCCCCATCTCCCTTCCTTCCCATCATAGGTCATCCAATAGTCAACGTGCAGATGCATATCATCTTTGCGGTTGGCTTTGGTTACTTGAAGGTTAAGGGCTGTAGCAGCACGAGCAAATCGTACTTCAGCTACCCTTCCTGTTGAACCCGAATAGGCTCTCCTGCTTTGGCTTATCATTTGAGTTGGCTTCAAGGTGTTCATATGAAGCCTCCTTAATAAGGTCTAGCTCTAAATTTATCGAAATGCGGATCGCAGATATCATGTTAGCCACGTTACCTGGGTCCGTCCTCGGATCTCCTTTGATGTCGAACAGGTCCTCATAGAACTCTGTTACTATATCATGCAGCCGTACTGTCGCCACGCGATACGTGGTTCCTAGCTGCTCTTTTGTTAACTCCTTTTCTACCATATCCTAGTTGTTTAATTTTTTCAATTGCTTGTTCAATCTGACTTTTATTTTTACAGATGAATAAAGCTGGGACTGGTTCTCCTGAGTCTATCAAGTGTTTAAGGAACAGCTTCCACCTCATCGGGAAATCATGATGAGAAGGAACGTACCCTTTGGTTTCGATAATCCACACCGCGTCTGGTCCTACGAAGTCTGGAGTATATTTTATAGGAAGTACAACGGCGTTTGTTCTGTCTGTTAGCTCTTTCTTCTTGGCTGTTGACTTAAGATACGTGCCAGGGTATCTAAATTTATCTACGAGCATATACTGATGTGTCTCGTAGGTAAAACTTATGCCTGACTCAGCTAGAAGATCGGCGCAGGTTTTCTCTAATCCGCTTTTGTACTTACCTAAATTTCTTTTTTTGGATGATTTCTTTTTGGGGGTTCCTTTTGTCTTTCGCTTCACATAGCGAAGCTACGGTTTAATTGGGATTAAAAACATTATAGTTATCAAATTGCGACCCAATAGATTGAAACAATTCCTTTTGAGTATGGTTCAATCTAAAAGCTGTTCTTGATGTGTTGATTGTAAAGCGAATAGGCTCGTCCAGTGAGGTCGGCTCACCGCCCGTCTCTACGTCACGAACCTTACGTATGTGCCATTCTGTTACTTTACGTTCGTTGAAGTCAGGATGCTGGACTTTTCTATGTACTGTAATAAAACAGTCTGATCGGTTTACGAATTTACCACCACCCTCCGTATCCTCGGCGTAAGGGGCTATAGGTAACCCATCGTCTCCTTTGCGTCTCTGCGCCTCTGTTACGGCATGCATGTTAAGCCAAACAGCTACATTGTGTGCAGTAGAAAACGTAAGGAACTCAGACGCGGCTTCGTAGTGGTAGTCGTGTACCCCTATACCGCTGTTCTTCATGTCCAGCTTTAGGCTATTGTATGGGTCTACAAAGACAGCATCAACAGGCTGCTGCTTTAGGATCTTTTCGAGGAACACGATGATATCGGCGTAGCTGTATACCTGCTTGTTACTGATGACTGTAAAGTGCTCATTCACCCACCTGTACGCTTCTTTACGTTGATCATATGTCATGGCGTCAATCGGGCGATTAACCGCGAATTGCATAAGGGTCATCTTCAACGAGGCTGTTCGGTTCTCGGATGAGTATACCACCCACTTCCACTTGTGGCGTATAGCGGAGTTAACCATCATATATAGAGCCATAGTGGTCTTACCTACATTAGAATGCCCATTGATGATAGTGAATTCTTTTTTATAGCGGAAGTACTTGTCCAGCGTTTCATCTCCAGTATCTAGCCCCACCTCGATGCGGCCATTAGCGTAGTCGTCTATCCATCGGAAGTCTTCATCGTCGGACGAAATGAACGACATGTCTCCATCGTTGATTAGAAGCTCTCTCTTGGCCTCTTTCTCGTCTGCCAGGGTGGCCCTTATAGGGTCCTGCTTGCCTTTCTCTATGCCCTCTCTTATGGTCTTATATGCGTGATCCTCAGAATCTATGTCTCTTTTCTTAATCTCCCGCATCAGTACACGGACAGCCTCGTCATCCTCGATTCTTCCTGCCGCTATATACCCGCCTACAAGTCGAGCCGCCTTAAGAAGGACGGCGTGTTTCTCTCCGTCATCACACTGGCGGATCATTCGGGAGGCTAGATTTAGCTTTAAGTAATCGGTGTAACTCCCTGATTTAGAAACAGCTACCTGTGATTCGCCCTGCTCTGTAGCAAAAGCCCCAAAGCTAGCCGCTTCTTCATTTAGAGAGAGCTCAGGGTCATACGATTCAAAGCATGCGCGGGACTCGTTGATGCCCGACTCATCTACTTCTAGTCCGTACTGCTTATGGAAGTACGTTCGAAGAGCGCGGAAGTGATCCCGATGACGCTCAGGGTTTGTTATGTGTACTAGAGCCTTGAGCCCGTCACCAGACGGTGAAACCCAGCAGCTATAGACATAAGGATCCGAACCGAGCAGCTTCTTGGATGAACCAACATCGATGTGATCGAAATCCAAAACAACGTATCCGCTATGACTAATACACGCTTCGTCAGCCCTGGTGCTAAATTCTCCGCTAAAGAGGACAACGGGGAGCTTCTTCTTCTTTTCTTTATTGCCATCACGTACAAGCTTAATCGTTGGCGCAGAAGTCCCCTGCTGGATTCTCTTTAAGGCTGTCGCCATGTTTATGTGATGGGGCTTGTCCTTCTGGAACACGTCCTTGAATATCGTTACTTTCATTTTTTAATTCCATTGCTTTTAGTTCATACCAATTGGCTTTTTCCAGCTCGCGTTCAAACGGCTGGTTAGGCTTTAGTCCTGCTCGCATCCTGTACTTGAAAGCATTCATCTCGCAGAAAGCGATGTACTTCTCTTTCCCCCATATGTCGACCATCATTTCCCATGTCTCTTTACATGATCGCCTATAGTGATTTGGGTTTATGTAGCTATCGTGCTTCATACATTGCGGATTTGTTCTCCTTCCCTAGGGAGAGCTTAGTTAATATTTTATCAATAACCACCTTCTTTACAGTACGTGAGCCCTTCTTGTAAACCAGGTCTTCTAGCATCTTCATGGTTCTTTTATCTTTCTCCATTATGTCCGCAAGCGTTGCTTGCTTGCTTACAATCCAAGTCTGTTTCTTGTAGGAGGTTTTGTTTTTAACATAAGATATTTCAACGGTCATATAGTATATAGTTCTACGTTCCACGTATGATTGTCTAGTTAGCTAATTTCCTTTTTAGAGCGGATCTTAGTGATTACTATTTTTTTTGTGTTCTCATAGCCCTTGCCGTAAATCTCTAGATCAAGGCGCGACATGGTACCCTCATCGCGCTCCATTATATCTTCAGGCAGGTCATACCCGCTAACAATCCACACTACGGTATCGTTAAGCTTCCTGTTCTTCAGGTAGGTCACGTCGGCTGTCATGGAATACGTTGTCAGTGTGGTGGAGTTCATTGATTCTGAATTTTCTTTTTAAGAAAACGGCTATCCATTTGAAGTTAATCGTAAGCTGTCCGAGGCAATCTTTGCCGTCTATAACCACGCAGTTATCTCCTTCCTTGTTAGGGATGTACAAAATTAAGTAATCCTCGCTAAACAGCGGAAGAGATACCTCATGTTTATCTGTGTGGTCTTGTACGTGTACAAAGAATGTAATCTCTCTGCCTTCTTTGCTAGCGGAGAAAGAAAAGGGGGAGAGGAACTTTACATTCCTCAACCCCCATTCCCAACAAGCATAAAAACCGAATGGTTTAGAAGGGCAGGTCGTCAGCCTTTGCATCTGGAGCTTTAGCTTGAGTGTTCTGGCGTTCCTGTGCAGCTGCGCTGTTAGGATCCCATACGCTCAGGCAAGCTTTGCCATTCTTAGACATAAAGAGTTTGAACCGTGCGTTGCCGCCCCGCCCCTCTTCGTCACGTCTTGTTAGATACTGATCAAGGATGTCCTTGAGTTCATTATCCTTTAGGCGGAATGTCCAAGACAGTAGCTCGCCGTTGTCATTAAAGCTAGGCTCATCGGCCCAACCGCATAGTACGCTTTCGTACTTCTTTGTTTGTTCGCTCATGTGTAGAGAAAATTGGTGAATAAAAGATGAAATAAAATGAATGCTCCTATAAGCATTAGGTTTGTTGTTAGTCGTTTAAACTTCATATTGCAAATAATCTGTCATGGGGTTATAGTCTTCGTTAAGGAATTTTTCTATCCTACCTAGGGCGTCTGTGAATTTCATTTCACCTACGAATAGGGTTTCGTCTGTACACTTTACGAGGGCAGGAAGGTACGGATAAGTTTTCTCTTGTACAACCCAATAGAAGGTTTTTATTCCAAAAACTTTTGTGTATATGTATGCTTGTATGTCGTAAGAGAAGTCCCTCACGCTATACCGAAACTTCTCTGAGCTGCGGGCTGACTTGCTGTCACTGATAAATCCATCGCCTAAGCAATCGAGAAACCCTTTCACTTGCACACCGTTTACCTCCTCAAGGAAACCGACCTGGTAGTCGCCCTTGAGGTATGTGTTTATCAAACCGCAAGAATCTAAGCGGTCAATCATGTCGTTGGCTGTCTTCCAGTCTTCTTGAGAGACTAGTGTGTTGCCTTTCTCTTTAGCTGCTTCCTCCATCTGGGATTTGACTCCCTTGTACTCTGATGTTAGGTGAGGGGATTTAGAGTTCTTTGTTTTCTCACTGCACTCAGAAAGGATTTGCCCTTTGTTCATCACAGTGTACTTCTCCATAGCCTTGTCTCGTTCAAACAGCAGCATATCGTATAGCGTACCAAAGTCAAGGGCGTCAGATTTAAATTTAAGTTCTCCTTTCATATAGCGATCAAATTGCGCCATATCACCAAGAGCATTCTTTAGCGAGGAGTACGACAAGTGTGACTTGCCATACCTCTCCATTAGTTTTTCGGATATATTCATGTTAATTATTCTTCTGACGACACCCCCCAGTAGTCGGGTTTAAAGGATGTAGACCAATAGGGGATTCCTTTCCGAAGCTCATATGAGGTAAGCTCTACTTCGCCTCTAAGCTCATTGTTTTTAGTAAAGTACAAGCCATCACAGGGCGGAGGAATCGAGACGTCAGTCCACACAATTTTCTTTGCGCTTCTGCTAATACGATTACGCTCCATCTTGTGCTTCCTCATGTATGCTTCTGAGGTGTACGTTACTGTTTTTTTAGTTCCAGCCGCTGTCATCGAACAAACTTGCTAAGCCCTGCTTTCTGCTTCTCTGTAAGCTGTTCCCCGTACTTCGACGTGATAGACTCAAAAGCTTTCTTCTTGTCTGTCTGCGACTTGAGGTAAGCAACAGCCTTGTCCATTATGTTGGCCTCTTCAGCAACGGTAGCCTCCTTCGGAGTGTCTTGTTTAGCGATAGCATCTGACACCTCGTTAGCCGAAGCGATAGACGTGTCGATCCCTATGCCCAACATAGCTAATGCCCTGCCGATAGCCGATGTCTCGCAGTTCTCTACGTAGCTAGTTTTGTTGATGTTGCTACTGCCTTGCACTTCGTGAGCATGACCCGTAGATATAATACGGTTAGAGGCGTCTACGATAGAGGCTTTGCACACACATTGTTCCGAGTCTAACATCGTGAACTCTGTTATAAGGCTCCAGTTTTTGTACTGCTCTTCCTGGCGGAAGAACTTGATGCGTTCGTTGACTTCAACGTACTGCTTGCCACGTATGTTCGTGGTCTTGAATTTGTAATTACTCATTTAATTGATTGGATTTAATTTCAATGTTTCTGTGGATTGATCTGATATGGCTCTCGATAAATTGCTTTCGCACAGCCAAGTACGCCAGTCGCGTTTCTTCTACGTGCTTAAATGTTAGCGAATCGACTATCTCTTTAGCTAATAGGTATCGGTCTTTGTACCCCTCCCAATAGCTCATGTTGTCTTCGTGCTTTTTTACCATATGAGAAAGCGTAGACCTGTCTCTGCTGAGGTGAGCGGCAACTTGCTTAGAGTTAAAGTGACCAAGGAGAGCGACGGCAATTGCGTTACGCGCCTTAACCTGCTCCTTGTGTCTTCGCTTGGTATCTGCCATACGCAATGCATCATAGAACTGGCTTATGCAAGCACTGATTATCTCGTCATCGGATTGTATCATGTGTAAATTTAATTAATGGTTTGTTCAAAGTCAAGGAAAAGGGTGGATTTGTTTCTCAAGGTTCTCAATTAGGTAATAATCATCAAGATGTACGTACCAAAACCTCGTTACAGGATCTCCCTGCACACCATGCTCCACCCTAAGCGTCAGCGTTCTGACTGCTCCTTAACAGCTGAATGAATACGTGAGTATTCGATAGCGGAATCTAATAATTCCATGTTCCTATTGTGCAATTCGAACATCTCTTCTTTGAATCGAAGATGACCATTGTTCCTTTCGGCTTCGTCTATGTACCCTGACACAGCTTCAACAGCATACCCTTTGAACTGATGTAATAGTTCGTGTGTAGGTATAAGCACCCAGTTGTCTACATCGTGTTCGATGATGTCTTCCTTAGCGAAGATGCTTGCCACGACAGAAGGTTTGGACTCTCTGTCGGACATAGAGCTTACTTGGTTAATGGCTTCAATATTAGTTAATCTCTTTTTCATATACGAGGTTTGCGTTAGGATCTTGTTGGTAAGCAAATGCACCTGATGGTGTGTAGAAGGTTTGTCCGTTGACAACGTACTCCCATAGCTGTGATGTTTCGGTCATAGTAATTAAAATCCATAGTTTTCGCCGTCTTTAAACAAGGAGTCAAGTCGTCTTTCGTGATAGGTCTTGTTAGCCATTGGCGTTGTAGGGTTTCCATAACGTTTTCGGATGCGCTGGATTTCCATGAACCTAGTGAATAGTTTCTGGGCATCCCCCATCCTTACTAGGGCATCGTGCTGTTCGGGGAAGGACTCTTGTAGTGTGGTCATTTGTAAAAGTTTTTTTCGTACTGCTTAAATATATTCCTATAGCTCTGCTTCCAATTCTCCACCTCCTCATCCATCACCTTATGCTCTTTTGCCTCTATTATCATGCACTCTATCTGTGTACAGAGCATGGAGACAAGCTTTAGGTCTTTGTGTTTCTGTCCGTTCGTAAAGAACCAACGGAAGTTCCAGTCGATCCAATTAGCTATGCGCTTGAGGTGATGGGTGAGTTGGTGCATAAGGGTTGATTTAAAACTGAGCAATAGCCTCGTTAAAAGTAGCTTCGTCTATTTTGTTTTCCGACAGTAGTCGGGACAGCTTAACCACTGCTATGCTGATGCCGCTCCTATTTGGTGTAGGCGGGGCTTCAGGGGCTACCTCTACGGGGTTATCGGGATAAAGAAGTCCGCTTGTGTTTAAGCGAGCCTGCCTATACTTCTCTTTCTGAATGTTATTCTTCATCTTAGCCCACTCAGGGTTTCGCACTCTCTTGTACTTAGCAGCGACGGCGTTTGCAGACACGGAGGTTCCATGTAGTTGATTGAACCTCCGTACCATGTTTGCTGTCCGACTCATGAACTTCTTCCTCAAAGGTATAAACGTATGCCCCTCGTGATCAAGGATAGTTATGTTGTACTCTTCCGCAAGAGCTAAAAGGTCGGTTTCCATTAGCTTAGTCCAACTTTGTAGTTTTTTCATTTTGATTTAATTTTAGCGTTGTACTGCTGATTGATTTGTTTGTGTAGGTTCGCCGCCCACTCGTTAAAGTTTTTAGGTGGGTTGACGTGTACTGTTGATTGAATTTTAGGTTTGTATTTCATTGCCGTTAGTTTAAGTCACACTCATGTTCCCAACCTACAACCCATAGAGTTCTGTCGTTTGTAAAAAGTATTTCGTATTCGTGACCGCTTACAATGCTGTCGGTTTCGTCAGTCCAGTCGGGGTTGAGTCGTGGGTTAAACTTGATGCGGTAGTCACCTTCGTTAGGCTTGATTCTATTGACCGCCAAGACCTGGACAGCTTTGCACTCTATCCATGCACAAACAGTCTTGTTTGCGCCGTCATGAATCTTCTGTGCCGCTGTTGGCTGTACACTTAGCTTACAACCTAGCAAAGCTAGCTGATTGTCTTGTGGGTGGATGTAGGAGACTTTGCCTGACTCCAAGTCTTTTAACTGCCAGTGCATGAAGTGTTCACCTCGTCCGAGGTGGAATCTAACTTTGTACATGAGATTTTGTTTATGTGTTTATTTCATCTTATCGAACACCACCATGCTGTTCTCGTTGCTCGGTGTGTTCCGCACAATCTCTTGTGCTTGTTCTCGTGTGAGCCCATCCATAAGGGTTCTAGAGCGTTTGTTCCAGTCTTTGTAGACTCGGTATACTGCGTAGTTAGCCATTGTGTTTTATTTATTGTTTTTTAGTGTTTCTAATTTGGGGATTCGGAAGAAGTGGAGGCACAAGTCGTCACAGTCGAGCATCGATTGGCTGTTGTACCATAGGTCATTGAAAAAATCTTTGAATACATCAAGATCAAACGTCCGCGCTCGGCCTCGTCCTGGGAGCGGGGCTTGAAATTCAATGGCTTCAAGGGCTGTCCTTATGCACCCCATGTCCGATGGTAAGTAACCATCACAGTGCGGTTCGCTATCCATCTGGTCCCAAACAAACCATTCACGGAAGTATATCCCGCTAGTCGAGTCGTACATAGGATTTATTTCTACAACCTTGAGTATCTCGTGTTCACTCTCGTCGTCATTGATAACGATGATATCTTCCAAGCCGTCCGCCTGACTGATTACTTCTTCGAAAGGGCTTTTCGTAATCCACTTGAGTAGCCTTGCCTTGTGTTCGAGCGCTTCGTCAAGTGTCTTAAAGAAGGCTGCTGTGGTATCGGAGTAGTTCTCGGCTAGTCCACATACTCCATGTATGGATGCATATAATTTCATTGTAATTGAGATTTAGTTTGCGGTCTATGAAGGTTACGCTCCTTCGACTTCTCCGTGACAGGGAGATATGATTCTATTTCACTAATAGACCTCGACAAAGATAAGGGATAGTTTTCGTTATTCCAAATTTAATTTCTAACTGACTGAAACTCAACGTACTTGAAGAACAGTTCGCTTGCTTCTTTCAAGTGCTTTCGCAGTTCAGGTGAGTCACCTTCCAAGGCAACGGGACACCATGAGTCAAACTTAAGCCTCTCCGCTTGATGCATAAGTTCTTCTGTTGTGTGTGCGTCAATGTAATTGATCCACTCCTGAGGCAATTCATGCCCGATATATTTTTCAAAGTTTGTCATAGTGTTGTTGTTTCTTCTGTTTTTTAACTGACTCTGAATCAGATGTTTAGTCCATCGAACACGTCTCTTCGTATGCTGTCCTTTAGCCCGATGGCTATGACCTGCTCTTCGGGTGTCAGCGTGTCCATCGCCTTGTCCCATTCGTCGCTAAATGCGCTGAAGCAGGCATCAGTCGCTTCGTATTCTATCCGTGAGATAGAGATTAAATTCTCTATCGTGTATGTGAGTTGGCTTTCGTCGTTAATCATTTTTCGTTAGTTTTTCTGCTGTTTCAAATAAGTATTTATGGTATCGCTCTTTGGCGATGTCCATCAAGTCCATAAGCGTGTAGTTTATGGGATCGTCCTCGTGTGTCTTCTCGTACACAGTGACCAGTTCGTTGTATAGTCGCTCGTAATTAATCATTGTTGTATTGTTTAATTGTCTTTGGCTCGGTCATAAGCATCGTCTGCTAACTCTAGGAAGCCTTTAGGCGCATTGGATTGATACAAATCCCAATCCTCTATCTCTACCTCTGCTTCGTAGTTAGCGAAAACAGAGTGATGATTATTAAGGCATTCCTTTAGGGTTGACAGGGCTTGCGAAGAAACCTCGGCTTCGGAGTCAGCTTCCATGCCTTCTATCTGTACACAGACAGTGATGTATACCTCCCCTGTGTAGGTTGGTGTTGGGTCTTCGTGTTCGTCTGGATTCATAGTCGTGGTATAAAGTGTTCGTCGTCTCGTAGCATACCGAACACATCGTGTACGATATCCTGAGCATTAATAAGGCTGTTCTCTTGCGCCATCGTTTGGATGCGCTCTGCCCAATCAGCTACGGCAGTAAAGGTTTGTTCAGTCATTTTCAATTGTATCATCGTCTTGGTTTTCTATTCGTCCAATAAACTCGTCGTGGATTACGAAGATGGCATCCTTGATTTTACCCTTGCCACCCTTGAGTCCAAAGTACTTCTTTACGTCGCCTATCTTCCAGTGTCGGTTAGGTTTCATGTTGTGGTCTGCATACAGCCTGATGTCACGCTTGGTGAGCATGAGATTGTATAGGCATCGCGGTACGTCATTGCCGTTGATATTCATCGTCGGTCGGTCTTCGTCGTGCAACTCCACCCAAAATGGGGCGTTTGCATCTACCTTCTGCATGAAGGCTAGGGCTTGTTTATCTGTCATCATTTTACTTCATTTTTACTCGTGAAATCACTTCGATTTCTTCAATTAATATTTTGATTTGCTCATCGTACTTACCTTCGAAGTAGACGTGTGTATCGCTCTGGCTATGCACCTTGGCGATCCCGTCATGGTACGAGGCTAACAAGTCATTGAATGCTTCCATTGCATCGCTTTTGTTAGCGTAGATTTCTGTTTCGCACTCGTCGAGTAACCAACTGAGTGCTTGGACTGCGTATACTTTCATGTGTTAGAGATTTTGAATTAATAAAAAAAGACGATGTTTGGGTTTCTCTCCCATCGATGTAAGCCTCGTCACCCATAGCTTACAACACAGGTAATGGTCTTCCTGGTGATTTGTAACACCGTCCAATTGTAGCGATGGGTGGAATCGAACCACCATCAACCCTCATGTTCATTGCCATAATCCCGTGGTAACGGGTGGAAGGAACAGCTGTTGGGTTGACACATCCTCACCCTATCCTCACAGGGGACGTGTCATCGCTATGTGTGTTAGTAGAACAGACTCAGTAGAGACTGATAGGTTTCTTCGTTACTCTCACGGAGGAAGAAGCTGCTCGGTATCGGGTTGAGTGTTGCGCTGTGCTTGTACTCTTCGAGTGCTTTTTCGATTGCCTCCTCTTTAGAGGTAGCATATACGCTGTTCCATCCGCTCCCTTCGAAGCTGAAGATATATTGTTTCATTTCGCTCATGTTTGTACGTGGTACATTCGTGCAGTTGGTAACTGCTCGGTTACTAGTCGGATGATTTCACTTCTCAAGAAGTCATCGTCTTCGGGAGTGGGCTCACCATACGTCTGCTGTTGACGCTTGGCGA